CCCTGGCTGAAAGTGTCATCAAACTAACCAAATAGTTCGTCAAAGGAGAAATAACTAGGCGGAAGTAAACGGTGTTTCACCATTTACTCTTTGCCATTTATGTTTTGTTAAATCTAATTTTCTCAATATAGCTAAAATAGGTGCGCTTTCTAATACAGTTGTATTAGGAGCGGCCACTTCATTTGGGCATAATTTGAATCTTAATGATTCGACAAAATTGGCTATTTCTTTAAGTTCTTCATAGTATTTATCATCTGGTCTCCATTCGAAACCTACTACTCCCCCTAAGTCAACACAATTATTTTTAATATAATTGGCGACTAAGGATTGTATGTAGGACGGATGTGAGTCAGTGTGGTCTAAACCTAAGAAGGCTTCGGCTATGGAGACTCTCTGTTTCAATAATCTATTTAATTCATCCGGAAAATCATCCGACTGAATTATTGAGAGACCATCTTGAGAAAGATGGGAATCTCCAATTGGAGATTCATTGAAAACACAGAAGGGAGATCTAGTTAAGGATTCCGAATAGGTATTAACCCATTTTGGTAATTCCGTAACCATTTCTTCCGCCATGTAATAAACATGGGTCATCATAACTCCAGCCAACAAAGCTTTGGATTCTTCAAAAACATCGTCTCTTTGAGACTGTTTAGAAAATACAAAGTTTTGGTAAGGACCATAAGTACTTCTACTTATATCGGATATTACGTTTAATGAGGCCCTCAAGGGGAGACCTACTGTCTCCGCCGAGATATCACCACCAGAGGAATCTGGTCTGATAATCGCCGTCATTAACTGTTTTAGCGATAACTTCCCACTTTCGTGGTAAGCTCCTAAGACAGATAATATCCCCAGTGATAGTAATTTCATTTTGGTGTGATCTGATTTTCTTTCGAAAATCGATACCCAAGACGATTTACCGTTGACTGAGATATATCTCGATAAAGTCATTGCAAGTACAGAGTTTGAAGTAATAAGACCTGAGTTTAACCACGCCAAAGCGTTGTTAGCTCTTCCTCCTACGTTCCACCCTGCCCTTACTCCGGCTAATGAGATACCTGATACAGTATTCATACCCCAACAGGTTCTTTTCGCAAATTCGAAAACAGGTCTATTATGAGAAACTATACTTTTAAATAAGTTAATTTCACATCCTAGATCTGTCATGATTTGTAAGTATTTGTCAGCAATTTGCTTGTCAAATATCACTAAATCATCTCCTAGAATTTCATATTGAAGATTCCAGTTGTACGAACCTGTTACTTGGAACGCTGCCAGCTGAACAATCCAATGATGTGTTACTGCTAAACCAGCCCAAGAAGATAATGCTCCCATAGGTTGCCCTACTGCATAATGATATGGACCTTCAGAAACTTTGTGTTCTTCGACAACTTTGCCGTTAAACCAAAAGCTTCTTCCAGTCATGATTCTCCACCAAAAAACAGCAATGTCTTTACCGGTAATACCGGCAATGATTTGCGCTGTCAATTTGGCAGGTAATCTATCAGTAGCAGCTGTTAAATCAAAGGAATAAGCACAGTTTGATGCTGTAGCTTTAACTTGCGATCTAATCACACTAGCATCCTGATCAAAAGTTCCATCATTTGGAATTGCTTTCAATAAATCGAAAAGCATTTCATGTAATGGACTCAAGATAGTTTGCGTTATTGAGTCAATCAAGGCAAAAAGTCTGATTTTCCCAGCCGCTTCTTTTTTAAGAGCGAACTGAGACAGACCTTGTCCCTGAGAGGCAGAATAACCATGTGCGATTAAGCTCGCTTTTAAGCTTAAGACATTGAAACTGTACTGTTTCCCACTTTTTCCGGTGAATCCTCCGTCGAACTTCATTAATTGATCGATATAATCTTTCAAATAATCAAGTCTTCCGAAGAATTTTCCGTTAGAAGATTGATCAACAGCAAATAGGTAATCCATAAGTGCTTTCCAAAGGATCGGTTGATAATGAGATAATAAATAGATATCCGTAAGGATACCTGTATAACTTTGTTTGTTACTAGGGCTAGCTGCTCTAGACAACATAAAGTCATTAGGTTCTAATGATTCGGACGTTATTTTTCTAAACCCTTTTAGGGTATCGAAGAATAAACCGTTCTTATCAGTAGCTCTATTTATACATTCCATTAAAAACGGAACGCTACCAGAGTATGGATCTGTAATTGTGGAAGTTTTTAATTTCCCTTTACAGTCCAAGATTCTGTACAGGTTAAATAAACCTGTCCAAAATCTGATTTCCCTAGGATCACCTTGTCTTATTAACTTTCTATTTCTAGAAGGGATAAGTCTCGGCAATCCACCGGTTAATCTACTATATGGAGCTTCGCATCCTAAAGATTGCATGGAAACTACTCTGTCTTGACCAAGTTCTTTTTGTAACGACACCAAACAGGCTTTTAGCCACTTTACAGTAGCTTCAGGCCCGTGATGATCATTATAATTAAGAACAAAATCAACGAACATTTTAGTAAATTTGACTCTTTCAGCCAGTTTAGTAACCCTACCCATGCTAAGAATATTATTCATAGCAAAAGCGTAGGATACACTACCCCAGATTTTCACTGAGAGCGGTATCATCCTTGTAATAACTCTATATTTCGATCTAATACTCGAAAGAAGATTGAATTGTTTTTGACTTTTCATATTTTCTTTGAAATTAGATCCGGTCCTTACGGATGACGGTGCTGACTCCTAACTTTGTTAGGTTAACAGCTACTAGAACCCATAGAGACCCCCGCTTGACGTATTGGTAATTAGCCAATATCGTGAGGATGGGAGAAACTATATTTTGAAGGATAACAATCCTAAAGAATCATAGTAGAATATAGGCGTTCAAAAGAACTCTCTTGTTCTTTAATCGATTTCGCAATCGTTTAAAGTGGAGGAGATACTTTATCGCAACTGAACTCTCACTTATGATCTAAGAGACCACAGTGACTGAGCCGGTTGTTTCGTATGATATTCCTATCGGGAACTCATTAAACCAGGAGGGAGCAGACGTGTGAACAAGGCACAGCAATATGCCGTGTCCATAGAGGAAAGCTATCCATGATTTGGTGAGTTTTACCAACAGGTCAATACTACTATCAACCTCTGACTTCTGACTTTATCAATTAGCGTCCACAAAAGCTTAACAGCGGGTGTGGGTCATGCTAGGCGAAAG